ATGATAGAGATGTTAATGCTGCTATCAACACCCTAACTGTTGGGGCTGGAATAGCCCTCGAAAGGATTTGTTCAAATGGATAAATTCACCAGGAATCCCCCGGCTTTAGCCGTGGGGAGATTCAAACCAAAAGTGGGTAGCGCGAATTCGTGCGAATGGCGTTCGATATAATATAGGTTCTTTTACTTCTGAGTTGGAAGCGGCGGAGGCATATCAACAAGAACTTCGTAAACATTTTGGTGAGTTTGTTAAGGAGGCAGAGCATGAGCTTTGAGTCAGGACTACAAACCAAGGTAATCAAGTACCTAAGAAACGTAGGAGCTATGGTAGACAACATACACGGTAACGAGTATCAAGCGTCTATTGCTGATCTGATAATCTGTTATCGGGGACGCTATATAGCCCTAGAGCTTAAAGCTCCTGATGGAGTTTTAAGCTCAGGACAGAGACACAAATTGCGCAAGGTTCAACGTGCAGGTGGCATAGGAGAATGTATTCATGGCATCAATAAGGTCCAAAGCATTATCGACACAATCGACCGTGGCGAGGTCTGGTGTAACAGCGACTATTGACGGGAAGGACTTCCACCTGGGGTATAGCCGAGTATCGTGTTTTCAAGGCTGCCCCCGGCAGTATAAGTACGGCTACATCGACGGAATCAGGACTCCGGGCGGCATACCCATGCGCCGGGGCACGGCCTACCATAACTCTTTGGAGTTCCTGCTGAACTACAAGCTGGCTAACAGTGGTGACTTGATCTCCCTGGAGCGGGCGGAGAAAGCAGCTATCAGGATGGCGAAGGCCGAAAATCTGACGCCCTCAGAGATATACAAAGTGATAGACGCGGTGCGTTTCTATTATGCCGAGATGTATCCCAGGCATAGACCAGTCGCGGTAGAGCAGGACTTTACGATCAATCGGGGTGGCGTAAAACTCACAGGTCGAATCGACCTAGTGCAAGCGGATGGGCAGGTCGTGGACCATAAGTTCTCCTATGACAAGTGGGCCGAACCGCGTGCTAAGTATGGCGTACAGCCTTTGATCTATCAGTGGGCCGGGCTTGACTACTTACCCAAGAAGATCAAGAACTGGCACTACACTGGATTCGCCTATCAGATCATACGCCTGTGGCCGAGTCCCCTCATCCAGGAGATCGAGATAGATATGATTCCCCAGTGGGAGTCTGACTGGTATGAGGAGCAGATCGCGGAGATCGCTGCCTGCATTAAAGCGGGACTGTTCCCGGCCCGACCCACGGAAAAGGGCTGCACATGGTGTGGTCACAAGGAACTGTGCCAACCCGCCATCTGGAACATTCGCATAAATGATACCTGCGGGGTGGAAACCACGGGCGACAGCATTGACGACTTTAACGACTGCTAGGAGGATAGCAATGATAGTAGTAGGAATCGCAGGACGAAAGCGCCACGGGAAAGATACCTTGGCCGACTTTACAATTAAGCGTCTTGAGTCGGGCGGCTTCACGACAGCCAAACGCCATTTCGCCGACCCACTCAAAGAGGAGGTCATTCGGATAGTGGCCGAACACACTGGAGAGGATTATAACCAGCTCCTACAGGACGCCTATACTGAGGAAGGCAAGGAGCGATTTCGTCTAGGCTGGCAATGGTGGGGCACGGACATCTGGAGAGATGTAGACTCTGAGCACTGGATTAAGTGTATGCAGGCACAACTCGTTACTGATGCGGCGGCTGGGGTAGACGTGGTATTCATCTCTGACATGCGGTTCCCCAATGAGGCGGACCTGGTTAAAGAGCTAAGCGGCTATAATGTCCGTATCCTGCGCCCCGGACTCGATGATGGCGACGGCCACGCCTCCGAGCACGCTCTGGACAATTATCAGGGTTGGGACCTTGAAATTCTGAATGATGGGGGCTTGACACTTCTTGATTGCAGGGCAAAACAGATGATTGTGGGGCTTATCTGCGCTGGACGACTCCCGTGAGACACGCCATCCTGCCGATTAGTGCTATGATTCTATGTAGGGGCAAGTTCCTTGTGAGTGAGCTTGCTCCCGGCGACCGGGTGCAGGGTTTCGACTATCGAAGCAAGCGGCTGGCTATGGGCACTATCCTGGCAGTGACCCCGGTTGCCCCGGCGCAAAGGGTCTTGGTCCCTATCACACGGTATAAGATGGTCCCTGTGACCAGGGAGACTGTGGGCCTGGCTGCAAACGGCCTTGAGCAGCCCATAATGAACACCCGGAACGCCCTGGGTTTCTGCCAGGACAAGATGAAAGTGGTTGATCGAGAGCTAGGATGCGCAGTAGAGTTTGACGAGTTGGTAGAGGCCGTAGAACTTCAGTGGGAATGGCCGGAATACATCTGGTTCGAGGGTATTCTGGTAGGGAATGAATTATGATCTCAGTATCAGACGATGGTATAGTACAGCAATTAGTAACCCGCTACCTGGAGAACCCGGAGGAAGGTGAGGCCCTGGCCCGTGAGTATGGCCTGTGGGATGTGCTCTACAATACCATCTTTCATCCACTGCAGCTTCAGTGCTGCCGGGAGGATGTCAACGCCTTTATCGAGTATGTGTTTGTTGACCCGGATACCAAGGGGCACGTTGAACAGCAGTCTTTCCACAGAGAGTGGCAGGAACTCATCACTGACCATAGCCGGGTGCTTATTGTAGCCCCCCGTGGGCACGGGAAAAGTTACCAGGTCATCGGGCGGGTTGTCTGGGAGTTGGGCCACAACCCAGACCTGAGAATCAGAATCGTATCAGTTGGTGACGACCAGGCCAAAGAAATCCTCGGACTCATTCGAGACTTCATCGCTGACAGCCCGGAAGTGCATGAGGTATTCCCTAACCTGGAGATAGACACGAAGAAGGGCGACAGGATGACTGACTTCTTCGTGAAACGCAACATCAAACAGAAAGACGCCTCTGTAAACGCCGCTGGTGTGCTATCGGCGGGAGCCGGGGGCCGAACTGACCTACTGATCTGCGACGACGTTGTTGACCTCAAAAACTCGGTCATCAATCCAGCCATGCGCGAGCAAGTTATTCGATCAATTAAAGAGACCTGGTTCTCCTTGGTCGCTGCAGGCGGACGGATTGTGTGGCTTGCCACGCCGTATCACGTTGCCGACGCTACATATAATGTAAAGGCCACGGGCACATTCAAGGTCTGGTGGACCCCGGCTATCGAATATCGGAAGCACTACCTTGAGGATGGTTCGCCAGAAGTCGATGAAGAGACAGGACAGCACAAGATCACCAAGCACATCCTCTGGCCTGATAAGTGGTCCGAGGAGAAGTTGGAAGAGCGCAGGGCTGAACTGGGAGATCGTATCTTTGCTCGCCAGTACCTTTTGAATGCTATGTCGGATGAGGAGCGGACGTTCCCGGAGAAGACCCTGGAGCACAGCTTTGACTTTACACGGGCAGAGGTTGGGGATGATGTAGATGACGAGTGGCCGACATTTGGCGGGGTGGACCTAGCCTCGGCCCTGGGCAAGAAGAATGCCTGGACGGTCATCTGGACCATCGCCAAGAGTCCCTATGATAACAAGTTCTATCTGAAGGAGATGTATCGCAGGCGGATGTCGTTCCCGGACATCATTCAGGCTATCCTGACCCAGTATCACAGGCATCATTGGAGGCTCTGCAAGGTGGAGAATAACGCATTCCAGCAGGCCGTCATAGACGCCATCGCTGAGAAAGATCGGTCCATCCCAGTTGAACCATTCACAACGGGCCAGAACAAGGCCAACGAAAAGGTCGGACTTCCAGGGATGGCAGTATCGTTCGAGAAGAGTCAGTGGTCTATACCGGCTGCCCGATTCCCCCTTGCGCCGGACGACGCTTCGACCATTGCCACGGTGATGAACGAACTTCGCACACACCCTGGCGGGGAGTTCTCAGATACCATCATGGCCCTCTGGTTCGCCTGGTCTGCGGCAACTACGGGGTCCGGGGGTTTCGAGGATGCGTGGCTGGAGTCCCAGAAGGTAGCCTAGCATTTATCTGGCAGTTGTGATATACTAAGAATGTATAATTCCACCATGATCTATTTGGTCTTTGAGCCAACGAGACTTGTAGTCAGAGTATAATAATGTTAAAGGCGTGGAACCTGAGGTATTATGCTTGGGGCTGGGATAGCCCTCGAATGGATTTTGCTCTCTGGGCGAAATCTGCCAGGAATCCTCAGTAACCGCTGGGGAGATTCAGTATAGGGCAGACTCACTAGGAAGCCCCGGCTAATCGCCGGGGATATTCCAAACCGGAGGATTAAAATAATGGCATCTCCTATAGGGTCCAATAGAAACCCTTCACCCATAGGCGCTTATGGCGGTATGTCCGGGTCTAACGACCGTGTGGCTGCCCCTGCCTGGGCAAGAAAGTTAGGTCGGGTTCTAAAGACCATCTTCGACCCGGAGACAGCGACCCCTGGGCATCCGACGACCCATCCTGTGCCGAATATCGGGGACAACTTCGTATCGACCGGCATCACGGATACAACCACAATCACCTACATGGCGAACGCCTGGCGAGTCTACCAGAATCGTAAGTCCATTTATCAGGACATCGAACGGATGGACTCAGAGGATGAGATCGTAGCGACTGCCTTGGACATCATAGCCGATTGCTCTGTGAACTATGCAGAGACAGCTCTGCCCAAGGAGACGTTCAAGATACGAGCCAAGACCACAAAGGCTCAGCAAGTATTGAATGATCTTTCCAAACGCCTCAACCTACCGAGTGAGATATGGTATATCGCCAGAGATATGGTCAAACAAGGCAATGACTTCCGCGAGGTAGTCATCGACCGGCAGGCCATGAAGATCGTCGCTTTCAAGCAGACGGTCAGTTACCAGATTTATCCCAAGACTAATGCCAAGGGCGACAAGTGCCCCGGTTGGACCCTCAAGACCGATGGCGACGTCTTCACAGGCAAAGAGTATGACCTGGAAGAGTGGCAGATCATCCCGTTCATCTTTGGCACAAAACGTGGCTACCTGTCCATCCCTCCGCTGGCTCCGGCCCGGAGAAACTGGATTCGACTGGCAAAGATGGAAGACGGTATGGCTATCGCCCGTCTTGTCCGTGCGTACGATAAACTCGTCCACAAGATTCCGGTTACGAAAGAGATGTCCACGGACGAGATCATGACGCGAATCCGAATCCACAAGGACTCGATAACCAAGCGCCGAATCCTGGACTCCAGTGGCCTTGTCACCCAGGTCGATGCTCCGCTTGACGTGGCGACAGACTTCTACCTCCCGGACGTTGGCGATGGTAGAGGCGGCATAGAGTGCCTGACTGCGAACAATGCGCAGCTCGGCAACCTGAACGACATCATCTACCACCGTGAGAAACTGTTGAGCCGATTGCAGGTTCCCATTGCTTACCTACAGATCACCACGGCGCAGAAGACCCACGTATCAGCGGGCCAGACAAAGGGCGCGAATGTAGAGATACAGTTTGCTCGTATGCTTCGCCGTGTGCAGCGACACCTCCTGGAGGGCCTGCGCCGTCTGTGCGACATGGAACTGATGCTGAATGGCATTACGCCGGATGATGACCTCTATGAGATCGACCTGACGCAGATCAACACCAAAGACCTCAAAGAGGATGCCGACATCGAGTTGACCTACGCTCAGGCTGCGGTCTACTTCGTAGAAGCCTTTGGCACTCTCCCGCCCGAACTCATGGTGGATAAGTTCCTGCACTTGAATTCTGACCAACAAGACCTTATGAATACGTGTATGGCTAAGTATGCAGATCGCATTCAGGCTGCACGAGTCAAACAACTGGAGACGGACGCTAAACCTAAACCCGCCTCTACTGGTGGTTTCGGTGCTCCGGCTGCTGGCAATAAGCCCAAGGGCTTAGCAGCGCGAGGGACCGAACAGAAGGGAAATGCTGTCAAATCGAAAGCGTCGGACCAGGCTGAGACCGTGGCTGTTGACACTTTGGTTGATATAGTGTATGCTATTACTGAAGAGATTCATCAGGATATGCGTGAAGAGGGTATCCTTGTGCCAGAGGCTGACGAGACCTACAGGGATGCAATCAGATCGAGCCTGCAGGCGTTCGCCGGAAAGGTAGTTGACTAATAATGGTCACGATCTATAATGAAGACTGCCTCGTTGGGATGAATAAGTTAGATGCGGGAAGCGTGGATTGCGTCGTCACTTCCCCATGGGCCTTGGCTCTGCA